TGCTTGGTTAATTGAAAGTGAATTTTTATAAGTTTTTTCAAGCTCTTCATTTGCTGACAGTTCCTTACCAGGAACACCTTTTTTTGTATCGGTAAATTGTCCCACACCCTCTTTTAAACCTTTCAAAACTTTTGTTATTTCACCGTTTTCGAGATTTTCAATATTATCCCCATCAATTGTTAGTTTTCCACCTTTGAACTGTGAGTAGTTCGCAATTAATTGTTTGTCTTCAACACTTAAATTTTTAAAATCAGGTCTCAAATCAAGTTCTTTAAATATTTTTGATTCTGCGGCTGCTTTTGTTGCCAATGTTGACAACTCTTTGACATCCAATCCCAATTTTCCGGCAACTTCTTTTAAACGTAATCTTTCACCTGCACTTATTTCAAATTGTCCTGATTCTTTATTAAAGGTTGCAATTGACGCTGCTGCCTTAACAATCTTATCTTGTAGACCAGGTAAGTCATTCTGAGCATCGTATAATAGCGAAGCCCCATCTCCTAATTGTCCAAACGCGCCTCCAAGTGTCTGTAAGTCAGCCGCAATTTCAAACGCTTTTTCGGGGCTACCCATAATTGAGTCCGCTAATTTGCTGACACTACCAAGTTCGACGCCCAATCTTTGAGCTTGTGCAACCATTTTTGATAAGTCATTAATACCTTTTGGAAAACCATATTGTGTTAATTTTTCTGTTTCTTTATTAACCTTAGTCATAAACGCTCCTACGTTTAAACCATATTTTCTTGCTTCATCTACTAAGTTTTTCTGTTGTTGAGTTGCGTCTTCAACTCCTAATCCGACACTATCAAAGAACTTGTTAAAACTTGCAATTGTTGCGTCATCAACACCAACTAACGCAAGTTGTCTAACATTAATTGCCGCTTGTTCTGTTAAAAAAGTAGTTCTACCTAATGCTTTATTAATATTTGTAAAATATGTGATAGCATCATTTAAACCACCACCTAATTTTACAACACTATCCGTTGCTTTGGTAAGTCCCTTACCTAACGTTTCAACACCAACACCCAGTAAACCTAAATCTTTTCTAACGGTGGCAAAAAGTTTGTCTTGGAAACTTCCTAAGTCGTCAAGTAACTTTGTTCCTAAGTTACCGACATCTTTAATATTTTGTGCAACATTAAGATTTGCGCTAAGTTTTTTTCCGGCTTCCGGAACCTCTTGTAACATCATTATAATAAATAGTTAAATATTACTTTTCTCTTGCTTCTCTTATAATATCATATTCTTGAACTACTTTACCTATAAAATATTTTCTTTGATAGGTTGGCATTGTCAAAATATCGCTATAAGAATAGTTAGCGTTTTTAACTAAAAAATGAATTTCATCTAATAATATTGTTTTATAATCCGAAGAAAGGACGAAAAAACTCTAACCCGAAGTTAATGCTGACATTAACCATTTCTCCTGACGGGGCTTTTACAGTTTTAGACAAATCAAATCTTGGTTCACAATCTCTAATTGTATGTCTTAAAACTTGTGAATCCATTATCGGCATTTGTTGAATGTATTTTACAATATTTTCCCTGTTTTCATCACCTTTGATAGAAATAACATGGGCTTCTAATTTTCTTGTAATTGTTGGAGGAACTAATCCTGATGGATATGAGTCTATTTCTTTTTCTAACGCAATTTTTTCACCATACGTTAACAATTTAAACTTAACAGTATCACCAGATTTTGGTAATAAAACATCGAAAAAACCATTATTATCAGGTTTGATTGGTAATTCTTTAATATTTAATTCGTCAATATCAACTGTAATATCAAATCTTATATTAGTTGCAGGGTCCACCGTTGATAAATTGTATTTAGTACCAAATGCCGTATTTCTTAAAAATATTAAAATTGCCTCAACATCACTTTCTAATAAATCTTCAATCCTTATATCAGGTTCATACATTTTTTGACGAACAAGTGTACTAATTAAAGTTTTTGTGTCGTAGTTTAAACTCAACAACAAGTTTTCATCTTGAGCCGTCAGATATCCAACCTTAACTGATTTTTTTTTATTAGCATAAAATAAACCTTGTGAAGGTAGTGGTACCACATCATGTGGTAAGTTAAAATTCATTTGTCCGTATTGTGTTTCGTTTTCCATAAAAAAAGCCAGAGATTACCCCTGGCTTTAAATATAAACTGACTTTGTTTTTTGTAAATGAAATATTAATAAACTAAGATACATCTATCAGGACGAAGTGTTGCTACGATGGTTTGTAAACCGTCATCAGTATAAGCCACACCCTGAAAATCCACGTCTGTTAGGAAACAACCTTGTAAAATCCATTTTTCAACCGCAACACCTGTCGGGTCTAACATTTCCAAAGTAACATCCTTTTTGTAACCCGCAGCGTATCCCATACGACCTGTTACTGATTCAGCGTGTAAACGAACCCACTCCATAAGAGCCTGAGCGGCTGATGGTCCAATAGGGTCACGGAAAGTAACACCAATAGTTCCCCATTCAAACATACCTGCAACATAAGTTTTGGTATTTAAGAAAGGAATATCTTTTGCGGTAATAGTTATTTTTGGTCTGGCAGCAGATTCTACATACCAAGAATTAATACCCAATGAAGTAGGAAACGTCAAAATAAATCGGTTTTTGCGTTTTGGTTCATACGGGTCGGGCATTTTCATTAATAAGTCAGCCATGTTGTTATATTTTTTGTTTTAATTATTTTAGTTTATTTACCTATAAATACTTGATTGTTCAAAATTTTTGTCTTATATTTTCTAGGCGTTCTAGTTTATTAATTATATTAAATATTAATATTTTGTTTTAGTTTGTGATTTAGTTAAATAAGTTGTTACTGGATGCTCTAGTCCAAATTCTTTGTTTAAGAATTCTTTAACTTTTTCCACATTTCTTTCATCGTCATCTGAGAAACCTATTGAAGGTACCACGAAATTATTGGACACATCATTTTTGAACAATACTTTACCACCCACTTTGTTTGCAAGTTCCTTACAATAAGTGATAAATTCTCTTAACGCATTTATTTTTCCTTCTTCAGGATTGGCTTCAGAACCAGTTCCGAATGATACAGGGTGAAAACGACACATGTCCAAATATTCTTTAATCATTGTATTGTCATCTTTAATATCCTCACCTGTAAAATCACGATATTTTTTTAATGATTCCACCAATTTTTCTTGGTCCAAACCACTCACATTATTTTTGATAAGTTTGTAAACCGCTTGTTTTAAAATCATTGGGTTGTGTCCACGAGCTGTGATGATAGCAAAAACTGACCCACCATTAATACACTCAACAAAATCATCCCACGATGGTCCCAAACTTGCCGACATTACATCAACCAAAAATTGTTTTTCACCTTCACCTCTAAAATTTCTAAAAGGATTTGACGCAAAACCAACAATGGTTTTTCCATTATATACAAATGGTTTTTTTCCCAATTCGTTTCTATGTTCAGCAAAGTCATCTGTTGACATACCAATCTCATTATCTTGGTCATCCAAAATCATAATCTTTGTTGGCATGTTCATTACATTGTCATCCCAATCAAAAGCATAATATTTGTGGTCAGGTAATCCTGATGGGTCCATACCCTCAGTTACCATTTCCAACAAGTGTCTTCTAATTGATTTTTTTAAACTCATTACTTTTTGTCTTTTGATAATTTTGAAATGATGCTTTCTAACTGTGATTCAGTTAAAACAATGTTTTGTGGTTTTTTAGAATAAGTTTTTTTACCATTAGTTGGTACTTCCAAACTTTCCATTAATATTTTTTTTGTGAATTCCATAGTTTTATATATAAATAATAGGGAGAAGAGTTTTATTTCTTCTCCCGTGTTTATTTTTAGATATTTTCAAACGAAGCTCCTGTTGGTGTAATCAAGAACTCAATGTCAATGAATTCAAGAGCCTTTGTTGGTTTAAGGTAAATTTTACCTGTCATTGTATTTCTGTCTAAGTCTTCAGGTGTGTTTGTTACAACAACTCTAAAGTCAATTAAACCTCTATCTCTTCTGATTGAATCCAAGATTGGATTAACAGAGTCCAAGAAATCTTGTCTAACTTTGTCATCATTTTGTTCAAACAACAATCTAACAGCCACTGCTGAAATCAACTTACGAGCTTGTAATAACAATCTTCTTACGTTGATTCTATCAAGAGCTGATTCAGCAACTTGGGTAGTTTTGTTACCCCAAATTAATGTTCCAACATCTGAGAATGTTGCGATTGGGTTAATTCTACCTTGATATAAAGTATCTCTGTCGTCTTGTGTAAGTTTCTTACGAGCTTTAACCGAATTTACAATACCCCTTGTGTAACCCGCTGACGCGAACCAAGGGAATGAAATGTTATCAGTCAACGCTAAGTTTCTACAAACTTCTGCGGTTGGTGGAAGATAAATTTGTGTATTATTAACAGTATCTCTCGTTAATACCCAAGGGTAGTACGTCGCGGTATAGTTTGAATCAATACCAACTGTATCTAAGTTATCAACCGCTTCAGTTGGATAAATTAAATCTGTTGCTACCGATGTTGTAGTGTCTACAAACATATTATAATCAGGACAAGTCATGATATATAATGAGTCAGCTCTTTGAGATTCAATCATATCAATCGCGTCTTCAACTAAGTTTGAGTTGTTAACAAAATCAATACCTGGAGTTACAAATACGTTAATGTTTGTTGCTTCAGGATTACCAAATGATTGTTGACCTAACAAGTATGCGTAGTAGTCGGTGTTTGCAAAATCAGTTGAGTTACCCTCAACGGTAATTTGTTTAAACGCTCCCCATCCAGTCGCAGTTGGAAATTGTGTTGATGGTG